CCAAGATCAACGTAGCCACCATATGTAAAAACAGCGGTTCCTTGTATTCTCCACTCTGTGCCAGGTGTATCCCAAACCTGACCAACATAAATCCCAACGGTCTTACCGCCCACAACCTTCCCCTGCACCATGTCCGCAACGCTAGCCGCCTGGTAGTTGGTTAGGTTGCCGAGTGAGTCATCAGTAACGTAGTCAAACGCAATTAAGTTAGGGTCAGTTTCTGGGTCTGGATATGTTGCGGAATCAACCTGGTAAGGCGCGGAAACCCCCGGTGCAATCTTGTATTTAACCTGAGTAGCAACAAAATATGCGTACTCTAAATTATCCTCAAGAATAGGGTTATCTAGGTAATTACCCTTTTTAAGTCCTGTCGCCTTATTTGCAATGCCAGTAACAGTAAGCCTTGTTTGGCCTTGAGGTGTGACGGCTGTGTTATTGGATGATTCGACAAACTCAGTCTCAAAGTCAGAGTTAAGTTTAAGTGCTTTCATATCTTCCGAGCTTGGGAAGTCACTACAATTTGACATGTTTAAATTCCTGTATTGTATCGATACATAGTGATTATATCACATAGTCTTTATCCGATTGATAATAGCGCTCATCATAGTTTATTGCGCTAATCTGACGAGTTCTTAATCCTTTTGATTCCTTAGCCTTTAAGCCTCTCACCACAACAGGTAGGCTTGATCGCAAGTTGTCAGCGCTGAATGTAAAGTTAGTTTTTTCTCGTCGGTATCCGGTGTAAATATCTTCTGTTGGGGCTTGAGATAAAACAACGTGATATGAAGTTGGTCCCGCTGTGCATTCAATGGCCTCAAGGATAGAGCCTTTCGAGTTGGTAAACCGTATCGTGTGAAGTTCACCATCAGTGAATTCAACCGGCTGACTTAATTCGATAGTCAGTCCATTTTGAGAAACCACTAATCCATCGTAAATCTGATAGATATTCGTGTTATTTTCTCGCTTAACGATTCGAGTGTTATCAACGTTATCGACACGCTCACCAGGAACGGTAAGTCTAGATATTCCGTCAGCTTCAAGGCTAAAGTTGTACTTCTGATACTTCAAAATGTTTAGCTCTCGCTTAGCCCTGATTTTTGCGGTCACCTCATTTGTTGCGCCGCTTAACTCAACCTGAAGCCTGTTTGTCGAGCTTGTTCCGTTAACGTGCTCTATTATCTCTTCAAAGTTACCGGTTGCGTTATCTCTGTATTTCAACTCAATACCATCGTTATCAATTGTATACAGTCGCTCTTTGCTGTCAGTGCCTACAATCTTGTTTCTGTGGGTAAACTGCTTGCTTGATACTGTTCGATTAATGTCCGGGTAACCTCGATAGACAGCGCCTTGAGAGTACGGCCTAACGTTCACAGCGTTGCTGAATAACTGGTAAATATCTTGAAACCTTAACTTTGTTGAATCTAAATCATAGCCAACTTTTATGTAATCAGTGTTTCCGTAGTAATCAAGCAATTGCTGTTGGACCTCTAGCAGCAAATCAGCGTCGATTTCATCTAACTGCAAGCGACCGTTCATATCATCAAGACTGACAGCTATTAGCGTTTCGGCCCATGCCTCCACGGGAGCTTCTGGCCCAAACTGACCATTGCCAATGTACGGCGTAATGTATCGAGTGACGTCCATGTTTACTCGGCGCTCTTTCACTGACTGAGCGGTTATTGATGATGGTATAACGCACTGGGCCGTAGTTACATTGCCATAGTCCTGGGTGCCGATGTCGCTAGAGAAATAAGCATCACGCCAGGTAATATTGTCAACAGCGCTAACATTGCTTGATTTATTTCTTGCTGTAATCCTTTGGGCTGATACCACGTAATACTCAGCGCCAACAGTAATATCCCACTGTGACTTATTGAAGTCTGCGCTAATAGCTGCCTGTTTAGTTACAGATTGCGCATTAGATATAAACGGCGTTGTTATTACAGTGTCGGTCCCGACTGGCTGGTCGCTTGAGTCTCTACCAGAAAAGATAACGTTAATCTCCGCGCTTATTGCTCGCTCATTATTGTCGACGAGATTATAAAAGCCGCCAGACGATACAAAGTTCAACCATAGGTCATCAGTGTTATCAGGTATCCGTATAGGGCCAAGTATATTGGTTGATATTTTCCCAACCGATGGCAGATAGGTTGATGTTAGGTATGTCATTTTTGTTTCAGGTGAGCCGCCGCTACCAAGGCTTGTTGAATACCATACCTGCTCAGTTATCTTTGATTCCAGGGTTGTAAATCCAACATAATTACCCGCTCCTGGATTGAATCCGTTCTCAGTGAAATATGACGAGTATAGAGATGATGCATTTGACCAGTTGTTAAAATCTGCATTGCTAGACGTAAAAGTGACAGTGTCATCAGTTACCGTATCTGCTAGATACTGACCAGAGAAATCAAATAAATTAACCTCTTGGAATGTCGTTGGATTACCTAAAGAGCTGTAAAGCGTTTGCGATGATGAATTCCTAGCAGTGAAGAAGTCAAACAGGAAGAAATCTTGCCCTGCGACAATGTAATCAGATAGCGATAAGTCTTTCTCCACTACATTAGATCCAAATATTGACACATTGTAAGTGCCATCACCGTTATCTATGGTTGTCATTCGCCAGTTTATATTGGAAACCTCTAGGTCATTCGGCGGTAGAAGCTCAGCAGATTGAAGCTCTCTAGATAGAGAGATATTTGTTAGGGGCCTGTCAATCAATCCTCCTACGTTGAAATCTGGCGCAACTGCATTGTTAGGGTTTCCGCCGGGCCACCATGCATTAAATTTACCTCCAGGCAGTGATGAAAACTGAGTTTCACCATCGCGCACATTGTTAATATCAACCTTTCCCTCGCTGACATGCACTGCAAAGTATTCAACCTCGTTATTGCTCTCAAAGCGATTATGAGGGACTTGAATCAATCTTGGTACGTGATTATTAACTCGACCCCAAATATCATCTCTGCGTGAGCCTATGGCAGCTTCATTGGTTCGATCGCCTAATGCGTTGGTTGCTGATGACTGGTTTCTGTTTTGGTTTGCAGGCGCTTCAATTTTTGGCGTAAGCAGTACGGCAGCAACAGCGCCAACAACCGCGGCGATGATAACGCCAACAAGAATCTCGACCCCTGTCTTTGCGGGTTTTAACATGATTATTTCGTCAGCCTTGATAATTGCTTGAGCTTCTTCCGTGATGTCAGTTTGGCGGGATGGCTGTCCAGAGTACAGTCGATAACCCTGCTTAAAGTCCTCTACGTTATCACGCATGAACTTAGCCATGTCTTCAATCTGCAACTCTACAAACTCGGTCTCGTTGTAATAATACTTAATTGACTTCATAAAACCTCACGCGCTTATATTCCGCTCTTATTGTTCCCATATCGCTAATAATAACACAGCCAGCACCATCATTAGGTTTGAAGTTATGGCGAACACCATAGCTTTCATACGTGCCAAGATGAAGCGCATTGCTTGCGGTCGTTAAGACAACTAAGCAGCCCTCAGATGGTTTTTTAACTGGCATAAAGTATTTGCGCAGATGTGGAAGAAAAGAAGCTTGCCAGCAATCACCGTCACTAAATGAAATAGACAGACCATGAAGCTTATTGATTCTATCGACAGCCTCGTGAGCACAGTTCCACTTTTCTTTATGGTAGCCGATCATCATTCGAACCCGGCGAGGGTAGGATGCTTGACCTTACTAAATGCCTCGCCGGTCGTGTCTTGGTTGGTCACACTTGTTGATATAGTCTGTGTGCAACTGTTTGACTTTTGCGAGTAGGTAGACTTGAATAGTTTGTATTTATACGGCCCTTGAGCGATTGTTGATAGATTTCCGTCATAGTCAGCAATGTAAGTAAGCACATCAACACTAACCCTAGTCTCTGAGTCGGTGGGGATTTTATCTTCTTCAGATGCGATTAAATCATTAATGCCCTGAATTGTTAACGTACGCTCACTGAGTAGTAGCTCACCGCTCGACTCATCGGAAAGTTTCATAGGTACATAGGTAACGGTTTGCGCCTGTCCATTCTCGTCAATTAGAGTCGAACCATTCTCTAACTGAGTGGTCAGGTATAAGGTCGCAATGTCGGGGTGCGAAATGCTTACAATCTCGACCTCGGCTTGATTGGTCGTGAATGACGCGATGACAATCTTTAGCTCGTCGGTAGTATCAACCATTAGGTTTAGCCTCTATCGCTTCTCTAAGTGTGTTTGTGGTGTATACAATCTGACCTCCAGTTAGACACGAGCCTAAATCTAACATTGCAGCCTGATAACAACGGTCAATACCTGGTTCAACTTCATAAGAAACAGAAGCCGACCCGTTAAAGCCTGTTTTGCTGAATGATGGCTCACCGACAAATTGACAGACAAAAGGCTCTACAGCGCCACTTGAAATTAGAAAATAGGCCAAGAATTTCTGACCTCTATTTCTTTCAAAGAAGTTTTCAAGGTAAGCAATCTTAAACCCGTCCAGAGCTACGTAATTAACTGAGCACGTGTAAGACTTATTGAAGAACTGGAGTTGGCTCTTGGGTAGTCCACCATCCAAGTCAGAGCGAATAACCCCGCCCGGTATCTTTACAGAGTATGAG